CTACTCAACATCAAAATGGTCAAGAAGGGAAAGACCGTTGGACGAGGCAGAGAGAGCCGCGATCGACACACATGGGTTACACAACCTAGGTGACTTCAGACCAAAAGAGCCAACAGAAGCAGAGGTTAAAATAATCGCAGAACTATTTGCGAAATCTGTGGAAGGTGAGGCTTATGATCTTGAGCAGTATGGACAGTACTTCAGACCAGCGGGCGTGTCTTACCAAGGTAATTCACAGGTAGCGATTCCGACAGCATCTGCACCAGCAGAACCAGTATCAGCACCACCTGTAACTGAATCCGCACCAGCACCACAACCTGAGGCGGCTCCGGCAACGGCGGCTCCGGCAGGCGACAGTGCCAAGAGAGCAGAAGACATCTTGAAGTTGATTAGATCAAGACAAGCAAAATAATCTGACATTTACCAAGGCCTTGATATTGACTATTGAGGCCTTGTGTAGTAATATATAATATGAAAAAGAAAATACAAAAGGCTGTTGAATGGATATTGTACAAACAAATACCCGCATGGGTTCTAATTGTGGCAATTATTCTTTGGATAGTTTTATAAGGGAAACAAAATGACAAAAGTATTTGACGCGACAAAGTTTAGAAAGAGCATTACAAAATCAATACAAGGATTAGGTATTGGATTTAGCGATCCAACAGATTGGATCAGCACAGGAAATTACGCATTAAACTATTTGATGACCAGTGATTTCAACAAAGGTATTCCGTTAGGCAAAGTAACTGTACTTGCAGGTGAATCAGGAGCAGGTAAGAGTTATATAGCATCAGGAAACATCATAAAGAATGCACAGGATCAAGGTATCTTCGTTATACTAATCGATACAGAGAACGCACTAGATGAGAAATGGCTACAGGCATTGAAAGTCGACACATCAGAAGACAAACTGTTAAAATTAAGCATGTCCATGGTTGATGACGTTGCAAAAACTGTTTCAGAATTTATGAAAGGTTACAAAGAGCAACATGCAGACAACAAAGAAGGTGCACCTAAAGTGCTATTTGTTATAGACAGTTTGGGCATGATGCTTACTCCAACAGATGTAAATCAGTTTGAAGCAGGCGACATGAAAGGTGATCTAGGTAGAAAACCAAAGGCACTGACGGCACTTGTGAGAAACTGTGTGAACATGTTTGGAAGTTGGAATGTTGGACTGATAGCAACCAATCACACATACGCATCGCAAGATATGTTTGACCCGGATGACAAAATATCAGGGGGACAAGGTTTCATATATGCAAGTTCTATTGTTGTTGCGATGAAGAAACTTAAACTTAAAGAGGACGAAGCAGGTAACAAAGTAACTGACGTGAGGGGTATCAGAGCCGCTTGTAAAGTCATGAAAACTAGATACGCTAAACCGTTTGAAGGTGTGCAGGTCAAGATCCCGTATGAAACAGGAATGAATCCATACAGTGGATTAGTTGATCTTTTTGAGAAAAAAGGTCTATTAGTTCAAACAGGCAACAGACTGAAATACATCGATAAAGCAGGTAAAGAACACATCGAATTTAGAAAAGCATGGGTAGGTGATAAATTAGATATGATAATGGCAGAGTTTAAAGAAGAGGTACCTACAGAAGTAGAAGATACAGATGCCCCCATCGAAGTTGAAACAACAAAAACTAAAAAAGAAAAATAATGATAGACTTTGATCACGCTGATATTGAACGGTTATGGAACTCAATTATACATTATGTTCCTGAAAGACAGAAATTAGACTGTGCTATTGATTTCATCAAAAGCCTAGAAGACATAGGTGTAGAGCATGATGTACTTAAAGGATCTGCAGAGCTTGACCCAAAACTAGAGGAAGCCGTTGCTACTGTGTTTGAGGATGACGAATCCGATGACATGGGATACGGCGATGCTGATGAATGATAAACTGGTACAACGAAGTTAGTAGAAACCTAGATAAGATACCAGACTGTGTAGCATACTTTGACAAAGAACTACTTGAAGCAAAAAAGCAGTGCAAGATATACGGTAACCTAGAGAGAGCCAGTGCATCATTACCGGGCATAGTTGAAGAAAGATTCAGCCAACTACAGCAACTAGAAGCAATACTAGAATGCCTAAACATAGAATTAAGAAGATTACGTTCAAAGACTTTTAGAAAATATTTAGAAAATTACAACAGAGCATTGTCAAGCAGAGATGCAGAGAAGTATGTAGACGGCGAAGACGATGTAGTTGACATGGACAAGATCATTAATGATTTTGCATTAATACGTAATCAATGGTTAGGCATCACCAAAGGACTAGACCAGAAGCAATGGCAGATCACAAACATTGTAAAATTGAGAGTCGCAGGAATGGAAGATGCAGACATCAAATAGAGTAATACTAACAGATGTAGACGGCGTGCTGTTGGAATGGGAACACCATTTCTCAAAATGGATGTCGTTGCGATCATACTTTGATGAAAAAAGTGTGAGATACTATCCATACAAACAGTTACCAGACATGTACGATGAGTACGACATGGCCACCAGGTATGGAGTGAGCAAGGATACAATCAGACAGGAAATCAGAGAGTTCAACAGGAGCGCCTGGATGGGCACACAGAGGCCAATGTTGGAATCACAGACGTGGGTCAAACTGATGGCCGCTGAAGGTTGGACATTCATTCCTATCACATCTCAAACGTCAGACATACCGGCACAGGAGTTGCGTAAGAAAAGATTGGGAGAACTATTTGGTGCACACATATTCACAAATTACCACATACTGGGCACCGGTGCTGACAAAAACAGTGCCTTAGCAGATTTCCATGACACCGGACTATATTGGGTCGAGGACAAGCCAGACAACGCTGTGCTGGGGCTCAAATACGGTTTAAAGCCTATATTAATAGACCATCCATTCAATCAAGACTTCAATCATCCTGAGGTTACACGTGTAAGTAATTGGAAAGACATACACCAATTAGCATCAGGAAGAAAATGAAAGTATACGTAGGACACGACAGCAGAGAAGACATAGCATACCAGGTCTGTGAACACAGCATCAAGCGTAGAGATCCGTCGGCAGAAGTAATTCCCCTCAAACAAAGACAGATGCGAGACCAAGGACTCTATACTAGACCAGTAGACAAATTAGCATCGACCGAGTTCACCTTCACCAGATTCTTCGTGCCCTATATGAACGATTTCAAAGGGTGGGCAGTGTTCTGTGATTGTGACTTTCTTTGGAAGATACCATCACATGAACTTGTAAAATATTGTGATCCAAGCAAGGCAGTTGTTGTTGTGCAACATGATTACACACCAAAAGAAACAACCAAGATGGACGGACAGGTACAAACATCATACCCCAGGAAGAACTGGTCAAGCATGGTGTTGTGGAATTGCGAACACCCCAAGAACAAAATACTTACACCGGAGTTACTGAACGAAGAGTCCCCAAAGTTCCTACACAGGTTCAGTTGGTTAGATGACAATGAGATAGGCGAGATGCCTGCAGAGTACAACTGGCTAGTGGGTTGGTATAAAGAACCAAGAGACGGTACTCCCAAGATTTTACACTACACAGAAGGTGGCCCATGGTTTGATGGCTACAGAGATTGCGAGTATGGTGATGACTGGAAGAAAGAGTTAATTAATCTCTTCAGTGCCTAATTTTTTTCGAAAAAAATTAAACAAATGATGAAAAGAGAATTAGGTTAATGAATTATGATTGCTGTGTGCGTATCTGGTATTGCAGGTAAAAACTACAAAACCGTAGTAGATAGAATTAAATCCATTTTTCCATACCCAATATTTTTCTCAACGTGGAATGGTCGGCCATTACCAGAGGTAGAGAACCTACACACATTTGATGAACCAACTTTTGAATATCATCCCATGCTGGATGTGGAGGAACCACCGTGTGCAATATTTGGTCACTTGGTAAAAAAGTCTGGCAAGATTAGACGCCTTAAAAGAGAAAAACAAACACTCACAAGCGCCACACAGATACTAGGACACAGTGCCTTGGTCAATGCTATACCCGAGACATACACTACAATTATAAGGCTGAGGTATGACACTATAGTTTCGTCAGAAGTGGACTTCACCAAATATATAAAGATGGCAGAGAATGGCACAGTGATAGGATTTGGAAACTTCAACAGCGAGAAACAAAGTTGGACACTTACTAAACCTTCACCGGACCTAAAAGAATACATACACCAAAGCACACCAAGATCTCACTACAACATATGGGACAACATGATTTTTCATCCTAGGGAGAGATGTGCCAACGCCTATAGTCTTTTTGAACAAAAGAAATTGATTGGCATGGAGTGGGGTTGGTATCAAGTTCTTTGTGATCAATGGGACAATACCGACTATATAAATGTAAACGGCGGCGTGATACTTGAGAAACTATGCACGACACCTATTGAACAAATATGAATTGGGAAAAATTAACACGCAAACAATACCACACTGAACCTGTTGAATACATCTATGCCCAAAATATTTTTGACACAAAAGAATACGACAGGTTGTATGAAAATCAAACTAGACTGAATCATGAGGCATGGCAGGAGTTTGACAAGCAATATAGAGTAGGGTTTGAATTCCGAGAAGACATTACAGAAATAAATCTAGACAGAGAAGTTATTGCTGTGTGGTTTTTTAAAGAAAGATCCGATAGGCATACGCAACCATTCATAGACTTATCTGGCAAACTTCTTACATACTTCCCTAACACATTTATTCTAACAAAAAGTAAATACATCAAAATCAAAGAACCAAAAAGAAAATTTATCCGTAGACCAATGGTGCAACTCGATATGACCGGAAAGCAATTTGATAAGATAGTTGAGAGATTTAAATGAGCCAAGGAAACAGATTTGTTGATAAGTGTCTAGCCACAAAGGCTATATTAGAACCATGGCCTCACCAGATACTGCACGACACATTCGATAGAGACTCTTTCACAAAACTGACAGACGCAAGTTTGACAAAACTATCACACATAAAGACAGATAAGTTAATACACATACACCCTAAAGATTACAAAGACTACGGCGTAGATTTTTACGATGAGACTGTTGACATATGCAAAAACATATTTGCCAACCTAAACAAGTTGCACGAGATGTATCCAGCATATAGGAAGTATCCAAAGTTAGGTATCAATGCACACATCAGTATCACACCGCCATTGCCTTATAAGTTCTACATACACCAAGAAGGTTTAGAAAAAACATGGAGTTCGGTCACATACATCTCTCCAAAACAAAACGTGGGTACAAAGATGTACACACAGCAAAACGAAAACGCCTTTGTAAAAGAAGCGGAATGGAAACCTAACTCGACTTTTATCTTCTGTGGTACTCAGAACAAGACCTGGCACAGTTATGAAAGTAATCAAAACACAAATCGTGTTACTTTTAATCTTTTTGTAATGAAACACAGAGAAAACAAGTGTTTCTACAGTGAATGATATAAATCTAAATCTTCTTTATAAAATTCTTCCCACATCGATAGAGTTGAAGTAGACAATACTCCAGTCACAGGTGGTGTGTATACCTGGATTTTATGTTCACTCATTGTGACATCAAAATTTTTTATTTCTAATTGTTTGCCAATATAATCAACGACTTTGCCCCAATCCCTGTCATATCTAAATAATTTTACATCATCATTTACAAATTTATGTTGTGGTAACATATGATTGGCGTATTTTTCATGATCTACATCCATCAACGTTGATCGAAGCCAATTGTCCATACCAGTCCAATTTGTTCTTCTATTTTGCCACACAAACTCACTCGCAGTCCTACGCCAGGGGTGCCTGATTAATGCAAAAGAATTCAACTTCTTTAGATCGAAAAACTTATTTGTGTACTCTATTGTCATGTGTTGTGGAGGGACATTGCCACACTGCCTCAATGGTGCTTTACGTATGAATGAAACCAACCCATCATGGTACTCAACTGCTTTTGTGATAGAGGTGCCACCTGTCTTGGGAACATGTATGTGTAGTAATTCTTTGTCATGATGTCTATATAGAGGCATCAAATGTATCCTTTGCTATCTTCAACATGTCATAATTTGGACGAAACTTCTGCTGTCCTGCCGCATGTCCAAAGTAACACTGCGTTCCGTTTTTCTTATTATAACGCCAGTCCATCTGATCAACCTCTACCTCAGACTCTAGCATGGCGTATATCAACTGTTCATTGTCGTCGCCTTTTATTGTCTTGTAATCTAGGAAAGTCTTCATTGCATCTACACAGTGTTTGTTCAACATGAATACCCCTGCATTGAATCTGTTCTGCCTTAAAACTTCTGGGGCAAATTTTTCTAGGCATGTGCCTCTTGCTCTCTCCTCATGGTACTTCACTGTATTTTTCCTTGCTATCCTGTCGAACACGGGTTTGAATGTGGTGGTAGACGGATACTGTTCGAATACGTTAGGTGCCGTTGGCCATACAATTACGTCTGTGTCCAGATAAAGTATGTTATCATATTGCTCCCACCATGTGTTGTTGAAGAAAAGGTCAAAACGCTCAAAGGTTGGGTGGATCCAATTGATTACTGGTTCCGTCATCAACTTATAGTCTGCACCTATTCTTTTAGCATACTGTTCAACGGATATTTTACTATACTTGTAAAGTTCTTCATTTACCCCTATCTGATTGTAGGTAGGGTCGTCATACTTGTCTACTGTAACAAAAAACTGCACTACTAAATTATTATTCATTTGTAAAAATATAATTAAACTCTTCCTCGTTACGTTTATGTTGTGATTGCAATTTTAATCCGAGATCCTTTAACTTTTGCACCATGTTAATATGCTCATTATCTATTTCTACGAGAACACTTTTACATTTTTGTATTGTAGCGAATGAACCCTTCAACACCCTGTCTTCGAATCCGTCGACATCGATTTTGATATAGTCTGGTTGAGGCAGTATACCTTTACCAACTAAAAAGTCCATGTGCATCTCTGTGCATCCATGATAGTAGTCGCCACGTTGTCCCACCTTGTTGTCTGCGACTCCCTCATGCATGTTCTTGACATTCATCGTGCTCAAGGAAATTTGATTACTCAACGCAACGCAGTAGGCCTGGCATTTTTCAAGTTTGTTCAAATTAATGCTATCCAATAAATTTTTATAACTTGCAGAGTGTGGTTCAAAAGCAAACACAGTGTTTTCCTTCATTACAGCACTGTACAGTGTGTATATGCCTATGTTGGCACCAACATCAAAAAACACACTGTCTTGTCCAAATTGATTGATCCATTTTATTGTTTCCGGCTCCTTTGACAGCAATCTGTCCATTCTATTTTTGATGTAGGTTTTGTGTCCTTTCACGTTTGCAAATTTTATTGTTTTATCTTTTATAGGAAAACTAAAACTGTCCGTGTCGTAACTTTTTAACTTTGGCATTACAATATTCCTTTGTCCATTAATATTTCCACCGCTGTACCATTCTCAAACTCTTCTGGTGTGAACTGTTGATAGGCAAGACTGTACAACCAAGGTTCGGGCCCACCGTAGTATGGATTCTCTATGTCTGCTAATTCAACATTACCAACGTCTACGGCAAAACTTTTATTATCACAGAACACAGGTATGCCTTCACACATGGCCTCCACAGCGGCTATACTACAACTAGTGACCAGACACCATGCCTCTTTTAAATCCTCGGATAGGGGTACCGTTGCCTCACTTGGTCCTGATGTACCCCTGCCCCTAGGCTTGTGTCGAAGTTTGATAGGTCTATCCGTGTATCTTTTAATCTGTTCAATTGTTTCACTTGTCCAGTGGGGCCTACCAAGGTATCCATTGATGCCTGCGGAACTTGGACATACGAGTATATGCTTACCAGCAAAATTAGGTGCCTTCACTTTCATACCAAATTTTTCAAATCTATCAGACTTACAATTTTTAATGTAAGGCACATGTATAGAATTTTTACAAATCCTCCAATAATGATTATCTGGTTTCAAATTATTATTGTTAAATCTGCCAAAATACGGAGTGTCCGTAAACCAATAATTGTGACTACGTGCTTCTGACTTTTTCACCATCTCACGATTATTTCCAACAAATCCCCAGAACATGCTGTTGACAACTGGCTCAACCTCGACCGAATTATCAAGTTTCGTTATCTGATCAGGCCACGATTTCTCAACACCGTTGAACACTTCCCATGCCTTGCTATTGGGATTATTAAATGGTGCGTAGATTGTTAGCATCTATGAATTCTTTCAATTTATTTGCCCACTGCACGTGCCCCTCTGTGGACGGGTGTGGGTCTGCTGGACTTACGATTAAATTTTTATCTGTGACATATTCTAAATGGCTTACTCTAGGATTAAAAAATCTTTTCATATCAATAGCATTTTTAATTGTTTCAAAATCTCTTGATCCACTATCAAATGAATTAGGTAATGCGTTGTACATCACATATGGAATACGCTTCCTTTCAAAATAATTTTGCAGGTCAAATACATTGTCTAGAAACGTCATGATTGCGTTATTCTCAATATCCCACCCTATGTTATTTTTAATAAAACTTACATTGTCCAGTGTTTTCCAAGTACGCCAAGTAAGATCTGTACCGGGCATTCTACCCTTTTTCCAACCATCATTGGTAATGTAATCATTCCGGTATGCACTAGACCACCCTATGACAGCAAATGTATCTTCTGTTCCAAATTGTTCAAAATAAGTTTTGGTTGAAAAACTTATCCTAGTATTACCTCTACCTCCCATTGCAAGATTTTCTAACTCCATGCTGTAAAGATCTGCAAGATGTTTTGAAACATATGTATTCACTCCGTCCTTTGGACGTGGAGTAAGGAAACTACAACCGTTGGAAAATATTTTTGACATAAAGTATAATACTACAGTATAATTATTATAAATGCAAACAGTTCAAAACATTAATGATATCAAGTATTTCACAGAGCAATTTGGAATTATCGATCAAGGGTACCAGTTCAGTATCGATTGGAATTTGTACA